CTAAGCGTTTATATGATATTGAAGTAAAAGCAAATGAAGAGCGTATAAAACTTGAAGATGCACAATTCGATTTAATGAACGAACTTACTTTATCAAAAGATGAAAAGCAAATACTAGCAATTCAAAAAGATTATGATAAAAAGTTTGAACTAGCAAACGGTAATGCTGAGCTTGAAAAGTTACTAACAATTCAACAAGGTAAAGATATTGCAGAAGTAAGAGCAGCAACAGCAAAAGAGGCAGCAGACAAAGCAAAAGAAACAGCGGATAAATTAGCAGCAGCACAAAAAGCCGCTTCAGATTTAATCTTTGAACTTACAGCTACAGCAGAAGAAAAGGAACTAAAGGATTTACAAGACAAGTACGATGCTGAGCTTTTAGTCTTAGGTGATAGTGTTAACGGTAAACTTTTACTTTTAGAAAAACTAGAAAAGGACCGTACAGAAATTGAGAATAAATACGCACTTGAAAGGATTGCTACAGCAGAAACTGAAAGACAAGCTAAGCTTCAAGTAGCAACCGAAGTAGTAAACGGTATTGCAGCTTTAGGTAACGCATTTATTAAGGACCAAAAGAAACTAGAGAAATTCAATAAGGCAAGTGCTTTAGTGCAAATCGGTATAGATACGGCAAAGGCTATATCTTCTTTGGTAGCTATGTCACAGGCTAACCCATTGAATGCTGTAACAGCGGGAACTGCAGGTATTGCACAATTCGCTAGTGGTATAGTTTCAATTATTACTAATATAGCAAAGGCTAAACAATTACTATCTAATCCTGGTGCTAGTCCAAGCGGTGATACAGGCGGTGGCGGTGGTGGTGATGCAGGTAACACTTCGACAACTTCAGCAACCCCTTCAATTAATTTGTTTGGGCAAGGTAATAATGCTAACTCTATGAGCTCAGGCAATTCATTAGCTACAGGTGGTGGCATGACGGTTACAGCTATAGTAAGTGAAACACAAATAACTAATGTTCAAAATAAGATAAACAAAATAAATAAAAACGCAGAACTATGATAAGCTTACAGGCCCTAATAAACGAAATAAAAACTTTTTACGATGGACATCTACAAGTTAAGAAGTTTGGCTGTGATTTTAAAGAGCAGTTATTTAACTTTGCTACTAAAGATGAGCGTTACCCTATTGTGTTTGCTGTACCTAATGGAGCGACACCTACCGAAAACACGACTGAATTTACTTTTGATATTTATTGCTTTGATATAATCCAAAAAGATAGGGCAAACATACAGGTAATACTTTCAGATTGTCACCAAATATTAAACGATTTATATGTATACTTTCAAATGAGTAACAACTACACTTTTGATATTATCGGTATACCTACATTCACACCGCTTAACAATGATTTATTAGATTATGCTGCAGGATGGCAAATGACTATAACAATGTGCGTAAATGATTGGACTGATTGTGCTGTACCTTTACTAAACAATATAGACTAATCCTACAATATAGTTATGAGCATACCTAACAATTGGGGAGATTGGAGACCTAACCTAACACCTCACACTGGAGATTTACAGGCAACTGATTTGATTGAGTGCACTATGATTGTGGGCGGTGTACCTGTTAACACAGCTATTACAGGCCAACAGATTATAGATGCAGCTTCGGGTGGTGGTGCAGCAGGTTACTATGCAATGTATCAAGACAATATTACACAAACAGCCGCTGTAATTAATACAGGTTATCCTATTAAATTTAGAACATTAGACTACTCCAATGGGGTTAGTGTGGTAAGTGATAGCAGAATAACCATAGCTAATACAGGAATATATAATTTACAATTTTCTGTTCAACTAGAAAACAGCTCAACGCAAGAACACGATGTTACTATTTGGTTGAGAAAGAATGGTACTGATGTAGCAGGGAGCTCAGGATTTGTTTCAGTAGCTTCATCTCATGGAGGTGTTCATGGTCATGTGTTATCGGCATGGAATTATTTACTAGATGTAATAGGAGGTGAATATTACGAACTTGTATGGAGTACTAGCAACACTGCTGTAACTATGCCTTACTATCCTGGTGCTTTGCCTCCTCCATCCGCAGCCTCAGCTATATTCACCGTAACACAACAATCAGGTATCATAGCAGGTACAGGCATGACTGCATTAAATGGTTTAAGCGGTGCTGTACAGACCATTAGCACAGGCACAACAGGCACTGATTTCAATGTAGTATCTAGTGGTACTGACCATAAATTTAATATACCAACAGCCTCAGCAACTAATAGAGGTGCATTAAGTAATACTGATTGGAGTACTTTCAATGGTAAGCAAGACACTTTAATAAGTGGCACAAACATAAAAACAATTAACTCTACTTCTTTGTTGGGTAGTGGTGATATTGTAATAGGTGGTGGAGGTTTAACAGTAGGGACTACTGCTATTGCTTCGGGTACTATTGGTGGTATATTATTTCAAAATGGTAGTAATTTATTAGCACAAGACCCCGCTTTATTTTGGGACAATACAAATAAAAGATTAGGAGTAGGTGCAACGCCTGCAAGTACTGTAAGATTAGATGTAAGGGCCCAAGGTGCGTTAAGTACTGATTTGGCTTTTAGGGTTCGTAATAGTGCTAATACTCGAAATATAATATCAGTGCAAGGTGATGAAACAATCACATTAGGGGCAACTACTAATGCAAATACAAAACTTTCAATAAGTGGCTCTCCAATTGGAGTGTCTTCAAATGCTACACTTGTTGGATTTAGTGCAACAATTAATCCTGCTACATCAATTAACGCCGCCGCTTTTGGTGGTTTTGTTAGAGTTTCGGGAGGTGCTGCGAGTGGTAATTATTATGGTGTAAGCACCGATATTGATTCGGGAAATGTTAATACAATTTTAAATGCAGTTTGGGGTTCAGCACACGGGAGCGGGACTAATTATGGAGGCTACTTCAGAGCATACGGTGGTACTTCTAATCACGCTTTATATGTTCTAGATGGAGATATGAGATTTGGAGCAACAACAACAAATAAAATAGGTTTTTGGAATAAGACTCCAATACTTCAACCAACTACCGCAGTAGCAGCGGCTACATTTGTAGTAGGTGTAGGCACAGCAGTAACAGACGCTAGTACATTTGATGGTTATACTTTAAGTAAAGTAGTTAAGGCGTTAAGAAATATGGGTATATTAGCATAAAAAATAAAAACTATGAGCATACAAATTAAAGCAACAGCAGAAAAAGACATTTTAATAGCAGGCACTGAATTTAAACTAAGTGAGGTTTACGGTAGATTAGAATTCGCAGCCAGGGCAAACGGAACTACTTTAGAAATTTCGGTAGCTACTTATGTAAATGGTGAAACTTATACACAAGGTATGTTATTATATACCGATATACCCGCAGGTAATATAAACGCTACTTTAGAACCAACTGAAATTCAATCTTTAGAGATGGCACACAAGTACGCTAAACTAGCATACGAAAATTTAGGTTATGAAGTAATAATAAACTTATAAAATGGCATACGCAAGCAACGGAGAATTTAATGTACTTTACCCTACCCGTAGAAAAATGGCTAATGTACTTAAGAAGATAATTCTTAAAGAAGGTTTAATTGATTACGGTACGCTATATGAAAGTGTAAGGATTAACGCAAAGGTGCCCGCTTTAGGTAACTTAGAAATTCAGATTATAGCAATGTATTACTTTGGTTTCTTAAACAATGGTGCTAATCTTTGGAACGGTGGCGTAATCGAACCGTTTTTACTTTGTGCTCAATTAACTACAGAGCTAGATAATCAAGGTATCACTAATGAGATTTACGCTCAGTATACTGATTGGTTAACTAAGCGTTACCCTATTTTGCAAGTAGCTACTATTCTTGAAAGTCAAAAGAAAATTACTTATTCATTTGAGCCTATAGGTGGAAGCTTCACAGGCACTTTAACTTTTAGAGGCTAAGCTCTTTTTTCATACCTAACATATTAAACACTAACACCAGGGGTAACTCCCCTAGTGATTCGTATTTTGTTAAGTCACCACCGCACAAGTTATAAATCATTAACTCCCAACTCCATTTTGTAGACTTCTTAGTTTGCTCAATTTCTTTTACTTCTTCGGGGTCCATCTCTAGTTTTTCCTCGGGTGTTAAATCTTCTTCACCTTCAGGGTTAAATAAATTCTCATAAGTCTTTAAAAAGTTATCTCTAAATTGTAGGAACTCATTAATAAGACCGTACACTTCAGTAACAGGTAACTCCAAAAATAAGTCTTGTCTATCTTTAGGGCTATAGCTGTAAGGCTCATATATTAGATTAGAGAACTTATCTACCTCAGTACGCTTATATCTTATGCCCGCAATAATTGCAAGGTTCTTAACATAGTCACTAGCGAAATAATGTTCAAGGTCTATGTACTCGTATAGTGTAAGCTTACCGATTGGTTTAATAGTCAAATCTAAAAGCTCATTTTTAAATGAATTCTTAGTCTGTGACTTAGTAAAATCTAGCTCATACATTAAGTCGGACATATCTTCAATGTCTATATCTTCAATATCTTCTAGAGGTATATCACAAAGTATACTTAAAGCCTCACTATTGTAGGAATACGAGCCTCCTGTAGTGTCTAAAGTACTTAATTCAATAAACTGCTCTACAGTAATATCACTCCACGATTGGGGTAGCTTCATTTTTGGCTTGTTGGTTTATCTTTTGTGCTATAAAATGTAGGTAAGGAATTGCAACATTAGCTTTAAGCTCCTTAAACAACTTTGCTTTATGCTTTAAATGGGCCTCAGCGTAGTGTTCAGTGTTACTCAAATCTTCACGCTTAAACATTATAGCTGTAATTTCTGCAATATAATTAGGTGCCTTAAGGATTACACACTTTTCAATTAGCTTTGTATCTCTTACAGATAGCTTAAACTCACCTACATACTTGTAACCTTCAAGCTCGAACTCAGTAACTTGTGTTAAATCTTCTTTTGCACTTACATTAAATTCTTTTACCATCTCAATAAAGGTATCAATGTCAGTATCTTGAAAATCCTTCTCAGGTATACCTAAATATTCAAATACTTTTAAATGCTTTTCGATAGGGTCAAGCTCTTCATTTGAATTGATTGTAGTGATTGCCTCAAATTGTGCAATGCTTAATTCAGTTACTCGGTTCGGTAACTCTCTCTCTAAAATAGTTATCATAGTTTCTTTTTTTAACAAATATATAAATAAATTAATATAGACATGGCAAAAGATTTACCAATTTATAAAATTACCATTGACCCGCAATATGCTGAAGATGGCGAAGACTTAGGAATTGAACAAATAGCTTTCACAAATACGCCCGCCATTAAGGTTAAGGGTCTCAGTTTTAGCAACCAATCAAAGGTAGTAAAATTTGCAGATGATTTAAAGTATAGAATTGTAGCACCCGCTATGATACCTATGCAAATCTACAGATGTGATGATGATGGCTTTGAGTATGAAGTTGAATTTACAGTTGAAGAGATTGAAGCTATACATGGTAAGTTTATGCAGGACATGCGTAACAAAGACTTATTTAATTTAGAGCACGACCAAAGTAAAACGGTACCCGCTTATATATTAGAGTCTTGGATTGTAGATAATCCTAAGCAAGACAAAGCTTACAGCACTTATGGTATTGAAGTACCAACAGGCACGCTAATGGTAACGGCCCAAGTTACTGATGTAGACTACTACAACAAGCTTGTAGAAAACGACCAGGTAGGCTTTTCAATTGAAGGGTTCTTAGGTCTCAAATTAAAGGAACAATTAAAACTAAATAGTATGAACAAATTACCCGATGGTGAACATTTAATCGAAGGTAAAGTCTATGTCGTAAAAGGCGGAGAAGTTATTGAGATTAAAGATGTGCCTTTAGAAGATGTAGCCGCTACTGAAGAAGTAGAGATGGCTGAAACAGTAGTCGAAGAAGAAGAAGTTGAAACTGAGACACCAGCAGAAGAAGAAATGGCGGTGGACCCTACAGCAGATGCAGAAGCAATTTTGGCTATCGTAACCCCTGTTATCGAAGAGCAGGTTAATCAATTGCTTGCAATTATTGCAGACTTGAAAAACCAATTTGAAGAGGCAATGGTTACAGAAACAACAGAAGAACTAATGAGCGAAAATGTAGCTTTGTCTGTTCACGAAAAATTTAAAGCGTATAATAAATTAAACAACTAAATAAAAACAAAATGAGAAAATTAAAATTTGATTTGGATGTACAGCCAGAAGCGTTATTAGCGGCTAATCCTGAGGCGTTTTATTCAACGGCTTATTTAACAGAAGATGTAGTTGATAACTACCGTACTTTACCAGGTGTAAAAAGTAAAACAAAATTATCCAATGTAGTATTCGGACAAATCTTACAAACTTCTACTTGTGCATTTACTGCACCTACAGATGATTTAGGAGCTATCGAAATTGATGTTTGTGCGTTGTCTGCAATGGCTCAAATTTGTCAATTCGACCTTGAGCAGTCTTTTGTTTCTTTGCAAATGGCTAAAGGTTCAAACGGTGATTTCACTGTAGCTTCTTTTATGGATTACTACTGGAATGAAATGGCTAACAAAATTCAAGGTGACTTGGAATTAATTAGATGGCAAGGTGATACAGAAAGTGAAGATGCTACTTTATCTTTGTGTAATGGTTATATCGTAAACCTTCAAGGTGATGTTACTGTTATTGACGGTGGTACAGGTGCGGTAAACTTAGGTAATGTACTTGCTAAAATGGCGGGTGTAGTTAATGTAGCTCCTGCTGCAATTATCCGTAGAAAAGCAGACCTTCGTTTTTATGTTTCTTCTAATGTTGCTAATGCTTATGAGCTTGCAGCTGCACAAGGTAACACACAAACTTATGTAACTCTACCTTTAGGATTGACTTACTTAGGTATCAAAGTTGTTGTTTGTCCAGGTATGGATGATAATACAATGGTATTGACACTTAGAGATAACCTTATCTACGCATTTGATGCTGAAGGAGATTCTAAAGCATTGAAAGCTGTTAACTTATCTGATACTGTAGCTGAGCCTTATTTGAGAACTCGTGCTAACATGAAAGTAGGATTTACACATGTTAACGGTGCTGAGATTGTTTTGTATATCTAATTAACTAACCTTAAGGGGGGCAACCCCCTTTATTAAAACCCTATAATTATGGCTTGTTCAGATGCTTTAGAAACGATAGTAAAATCGTGCGACAACAACAGCGGGGGTATATACGGTATTTGGATTAATCAACAAGACAATATCGCAAGTATCACTCCTACTGACCCTTCCGCTTCAACATGGGAGATTTCAGCAATTACTTTAGAGGCTGCGGCTCCTAACTTTACAGAATTCCAAATCAAAAGAAATACAGGTAGTTTCACAGAAGAAGCTGCAATTGATTTGATTAACGGTTCTTCTTATGTAACTCAAACAATTACTTTGATGTTTCACCGAAGAGACAAAGATAAATCAAACGCAATTAAAATCTTAGGTTCAGGTCAACAATATTTGACTGCTATTGTTTTAGATGCAAACGGTACTTATTGGTACTTCCCATACCTACAAGTTACAGGTGTTGGTGAAGGTTCTGGTACTGCTAGAGCTGACGGTTCAAAGTATTCAGTTACTTTGTTAGCTGAAAACGAGTATTTAGCTTATGCAATTGAACCTGCTGCAGCACTTGCGGTTATCTAATTGCTGAATTACTCTATTAAATTACCCTGCCAATTTAGGCGGGGTTTTTTATTTGTAAACAAATTGAACTTTTATAACAATATAGTTATGATTTATTTAGAACAAGGCGAAATAAACAAGGTAATTTTAACACTTAGCGAAGTATCTACTTTAGTTAACCCTTATTATCTTTTCGTTTTCACTAATGAAATGGACACCACAAGCACACCTATTTTATTTACTACACTAGACACTAGTGCATATACTGAACGGTACAATTTATTTTTAATAGATGAGCCTACAGAACTCACCTTAACTAAAGGACAGTATATTTATGAAGTCTATGAAAGTCTAGTAGTACCTGAGTCAATAGAAGATACTACAGGCATAGTAATAGAAGAAGGTAGAATGGTAGTGAGTGGTCCAGTAATAAACACGATATACGCATAATTATGGCATGGTACGATATTTTTAAAGCAAACAAATCAGAAGTAATAGAAGGTTATCAATCTTTTAGTACACCCTTCCAAAAAGTAGGCGGTGCTAACCTATCTTTACCTTATGTAAACGGTAGATTTACTACAGCTAACTACATACCCTTTGGTGAGGGCAACCTATACCCCGAGCTTCTTAATCAAATGTATTACTCTAGTCCTTTACATGGTGCTATTTGTGACTACAAAACTAATGCAGTAATTGGTGGTGGGTTCGAGCTTGTAACTGAGAACTTAACACCACAGCAGAAGCTAGACCTTTACACTTTTGAGCGTAAAACAAAGCTAGATAAAATGGTTAAGGCTACTACAAGGCAGTTAGTAATCCATAACAGGGTATATTTTAAACTATGCTTTAACGAAAAGCGTGAATTAATTAAAATAGAAAATTTAAGCCCTGAAAAGATTAGAGTAGGTAGAGATAAAAAGACTTATTTTATTTGTGATGATTGGGCTTCTAGAATAGATGTAAGACAAATCAAAAGATATCACATTACTAACCAGGACTGCGAGCAATTATACTGCTATGAAATTGAAAGTATTGGACAAGATTACTATTCGTTACCTCAATATTCAAGTGCTTTAAACTTTGCATTTTTGAGCGGTGAGCTTTCGTACTTTGCAAAATCAAACATACAAAATAGTGTATTTCCGTCTTTTGCTATGATGTTCCCTAAGAGACCACAAAGCGAAGAAGAAAAAGATGTACTAAGAAGAACAATAGACAAACTTAAAGGTGCGGCTAATGCGGGTAAAGCTGTAGCGTTCTTTGCTAACTCAGCAGAGCAATTACCTAAAATTGAAAGCTTACCAACTAATGGTAACGATAAACTATTCGCTGAAGCTTCACAATTAAACACAGAACAAATTTGCTTTAGTCACACTATAGACCCAATATTAATGGGTGTGAGAACTACAGGAAGTTTAGGAAGTGGTAGCGACATTAAACAAGCTTATGTAATCTTTGAAAAGAATGTAGTAATGCCTTTGCGTGGTATGGTAACTGACATCTTTAACGAACTTTTACATATATCTAAATTAAGTGCTGAATTCACTATCAATAATTTTCAAATTATCAATGAAACCATTGTACAATTAGAAGGTGATACCTCTAAGACAAATGATGCTTTGAACTCTTTAAGTCCTTTAGTAGCTACTAAGGTGCTTGAAACAATGACAATTAACGAAGTAAGAGCTTTAGCCTCGTTGCCACCCATTGAAGGCGGTGATTTAACCCAAAGTGCTGCAGCTGCTGCTGCTGTAGTTACTCCAACACCTGTATTATAATGCTATACTTTATCACAGAAACCTACTTAAAAACGAATACACCTATTACAGCCAATGTAGATGTAACAGATGTAACGCCCTACATAGCCACACAGGCACAGCTAAGAGTGCAACCTATCTTAGGTACTACTTTCTACAATGGATTGCTTACAGCTTA